GATAACATATGATTGAAGTTGTATTAGGTTGGCCACCATCTGATTTGTCACCAAACAAAAGATTGCATTGGGCAAAACTGGCTACGGCCAAAAAACAATACCGACAAAAATGTAACAGCGTAGCAAAAGAACAGCTAAAAAAATTTAAAAAA